AATTGTGTTCTGAGCATATCATTAAACATATGTCCAAAACGCTTTCTTAAACGTCCTACAAACTTAGCAAATTTAAGTTCATCTCTTAGAATTTCTGATGAACGTCCTAAATTAAATCCACCATCAGATGCAATTCTTGATTCAGGAACACCTAATGAACGATATAATTTCTTTTGGAAGTATTCAATATCAGCAAGTTCACCAAGATTTTGTCCACCTGGAAGTGTTGTGATTTCAGTTCCTCTACCACCTTCTCTTCTAGGTAGCCAGAAATCTTCCATCATAGACATGAACTTTCTATCATCTCTAACTTCACCAGTATTAGCATCATAAACTAACTTATTTCTATAACGAGACATTACCTCTTTAAGGTATTGTTCTGCCTTAATCTTTGGAAGATTACCTACATCAATATAAAATATTCTTCTTTCTGGTGCTCTTGATAATCTGTATATAACAAGACTATCTTCAATCATTCTTAACTGATTAAGTGATTTAATTGCTTTATGAAGATATGAAAGAACAGTACCTTTATTTCTATCAACTAATCCAGAACTACAATAAACAATAGAATCTTTTGCAATCTTTACTCCACCTTTTGCACCAGAAACCATTCCAGTAGGATACTGTGGTTTTGGTGTATACATAAAATATTCTTCAATTTCTGGTTCAACCATTTTAGATGGTGAATCAGAACCTTTATTTAAATCTATAACCTGCTGTCCTTTAGACTTCTTTTTCTCTTGACGAATATACTTCATCTTCATAGGATCAATATATCTTAGATCCTGAATACCATCTTGAGGTCTCTTTGTATCAATTACCTTAAGATAATATACTCTTCCATCAACATACCAATTCTTAAAAATCTCATGAGACTTTCTATCAAAGTCCATGATTTCTTTTATATTTTTAAATTCTTGTCTTATTGTTTTCTTTAACTTATCACTTGCGTTTAAGTTTGATAGTTCAATTTCAACAGGAGAATCGTATAAGTCACTAACAATAGCTTCATTAACAACATCTTCAATAGCACCATCACACTCTGGGTGTAATGCCATTTCTCTATATCTTTTAATTAATTCGTGTTCTGTTCTATAAACACCTTCAATATCGACATACTGACCGTAAAAACCACTACTTATGTAATTATCAACCCCGTCTGCATTGGTTTGCGGTACGGGGGATATTACTGAAGGAGGGGTTTTCTGGTTATCGTCAATAGAGAATCCAAAAAGCTTTGGCATAGTATAAACCGTTTCCTACTATTATAGCACTATTTAGTCGATTTTAGTTAATGTCTTCTCCACCAGAGTTGTCACCAGTTCCACGAACTGCTTCCCACCACTGAACTTGAAGTTCGACTGTAAATTCTTGGATACCTGCAGCATCGTAAGAAAGTTCAATTGGAGCAACTTGAGAAGGGAAAACGTCATAGAAATGATACTTTCTAAGTGTATCTCCACTACGATCAAGTTGATAGACATAAGCATCTGCCTGATAGTCGGCAGGATCTGTAGTACCTGTATTGTCAGAAACTCTATTGATGGTATTCATCCACTTCTCAAAAGCAGAACGAATAGCAAAGTCTGTGTCATTAAGTACTGTAATTGACCATGTATCGAATGTTCTATCTCCAGCGATTTTTAGAACCCTTCCTCTGAAAGGAACTTCGATTGGAGCAACATTGGATGCTGGTAGTGCAGCAGATTTAACTAAAAATCTTGCCTTGTTGAGGATATCATTTATACCCTCAACTGCTACTGCTGCTGGAAAAGCAAGTTCTACCTCAAAGAGGTTTGAACGAGCACCACCACCTGTTAGTTTACTTTTGAAATCAGTAATCTTCCTTAGTGGGGGTGGATTTAATTGATTGCGAGTTGCCATAGTTTTATAACTCTAAGTTGGATTAAACGTTACCGATTACTTCTTCAAATGCAACACCAGTTCTGGTGGCGATGAAGGTTAGTCCGATGAAGTTGATCGACCTTGCAGGCTTGATGTAAATGTCAGCAATGAACTCATTGTTGTCAATGACTGCAGCAGTGTTATTTGTTTCATCACAAATAACAACATAGTCTTGGATTCCACGCTTCGATTGAACGTCACGTAGGAATGGTTCAATGATATTTACAAAGTTAGTCCTTGTAATCTCATCATTGAATTCAAATAGTTGATCTTTAGCAGCGGCTGAGATAGCATCTTCTAGGTAGATAAACAACCTACGAACATTGATTCTATCAAATGCTGATGCTTTTCCGTATCCAGTCTTGTCACCGAATAGGATAATTCCTGCTCCAGGTGAAAGAATAACTGGGTTTATTCTATTTGAATAAAGTGTGTCACGCTGTGCCTTACCTGGGTTGTATGCAAGTTTTACAACATTGAGGATAGCACCTCTGTTTGTACCTGCAGGTGAGAACCAAGGGAAGTCATTTTTATCTGTTCTAGCACAGCAACCAGCAATGTCTCCATTTAGAGGAACATAACGGAATGTGTTATTGAACCTATCATACATGTACTTATAACCACTATCGAATATACCGTATGTGGTAGAAGTGATAGGTGAGAAGAAACTAACAACATTACTTGTAATGGTGTCATCCTCATTGACTGTTACTGCACCTGCAGCACCATCACTTATAAATGCTTCTCTATATGGTGAAATAAATGCGATTGCATCTTTTCTTGATTCTGCAACAGCAATTGCTTTATTTGCTATTGCCTGTGTTGCTTCCTTACCATAGTTAGCAGCACCTTGTAGTATGAAATCAACTTCATACAATTCTTTGTTAGTAAAGAGATTAAGTCCTGAAACAACATCATCAGCACCACAATCAAGTGAACCTGTTGCATTGATGTCTGTTCCACCACCGTAATCTTTACCACCATTTAACTCATAAGTGTTAGCACCACTACCACCGAAGTTAACATTCTTAGCATCTTGATCCCAACCACTGTCTGAATCTAATGTATTAGTTGCAGAAGTTGAATATGCAGTTGTTGTTAATCCAGTTGGAGCACCACCACCAAAGATGTACTGTGAATTAGTCTTAAGATACTTTCTCCAGTAAGAAGGACTTCCTGATGAGAATGTTGCATCTTTTGCCTTAGAAAGGTTTAAATGCTTCTCAAGAATTGTTCCAGCATTTCCTGTAATGACTCCTTTATCGTCAAATACAATAACATGAACTTCATCATGTCTTCCTCCTCTAGAGGCAGCATATGCAGAAGTTCCTGGGCGATCTGCTAGTTGATCCCACTCAAGTGGATCTAAACCAGTACTTAGTCCAACGGTTTGTTGCTCAAACCAATCGTTTTGAGAGGTATATGAAGCAGTTCCGTATGAAGTTGCAACTGCAGTTCCAGCAGTTGTAAGTCCAACAGTACCACTGTTGTTAAATGCGTAAACTCCAGATGGTTGATAATCAACATCTGTCTCAACACCAGCAGCAGTTACATGAGATACAATTTTAACACCTGCTTGTCCAGTACCAATCTCAGTAACAATACCTTTAAGGTATCCATCTGCTTGTGAAGTTGCTCCTGCACCAATAATTGCTTTACCAACCATTGTTTGAGTTACAGCAGCACCAACTGCCAATGCTGCAGTTGTGGTAGTTCTAGCACCAAAATCAAATGTTGTTGTTATATCTACACTTTGTGATGATGCATTAGATATTGTAACTATCCCAACACCAATAGAAGTAACGTTAGTAAGTCCTGGAAGTACACCAGAAACATCACTTAGAACTTCCTGTCCTACAGTAATTGATGCTGTAGAAATTCCTATTGTAGATGCAGAACCTACTATAAAACCACTTCTATTAGAAATTGCCGTATTGAATGCCGTAACAGCAGCAGTACTAAGTCCTACTAATACTTGATCTGCCTTAGAGTCAACAACTGCTACCCTAATTCCATTTGCCCAACTACCAGGGTTTTTAGCAGCAATAATTGTACTTGAAATAGTGTTATCATCATAACCTAACTGGTTATAATGCTCATCACTCTTAATTTTTATTGCTGGTGTTGCATTATCTGTTGCATTAGCGAGTCCAGAGTCATCTGCTCGTACAACTTGCATCGTTCCACCATATGCAAGATATGATGACGCTACCAACCAGTGTTCATACTGCTTGTCTGTATTATATGGCTTTCCATAGGTGCTGTAGAGATCGTCTTCGCTCTCAATTAGTTGAGGAAGACCAACTGGTCCCTTTTCAAAAGGGGCGGCTAACGCACCAATCGAACCAGAGACTGGATCAACTCTACCAATTGTTAAGTCAACCTCTCTTACTACAATCCCAGGAGATGCTAAATTGAGTGGCATCTTTTTACTCTCCGAATCTCAGATTATTACTAAAATTATTTATTACAAAGGGTATTTTCATTGGGGAAACAATGCGTGAACATTACCAATCAGGGTATCCCCAATCACTAAATGGTTTCTCTTTTCTCCTTTGTATTATCCTTTGTATAGTACAAAGTTTACATTCATATGAATATGATGATGGTATTTCTCCTCTATCTTTTCTAGTCAAGTAATAATCAGTTAATAAATTTTTTACCTTACCACAAACTCTACATTTACGTTCTGATAATAATAAATGCTCTAACTTTAACTGTTCATCAAAATCCACTTACATATAATCCCACATATAAGAACGATCACCATATTCATCAACATTCCATCTAGTACCCTCATCATCTACAAAACTTTCTGTTTCTAATCCAGTTGATATAAAACCAAATGGTGCCAT